CAACTGCTTTTGCTGCTTTGGTGCTACCTTTCCCCCAATAAAGCGCTACACCAAACGGTCCAACATTTTCTATGTCTCCTGTATGCACATAATCTGCAGAGAATATAATATTTCCAGGCTTTAATCGAGATTTCTCGATCTGAAATATTATACATCTGATTAACGTACCCGCATATTCATCAGTATTTTCTATTTTTATTTCTTCGAGTGAGTTTTTTACGACTTTTGTGCGCGAAACAACGTAAGATTGGTTGTCCAACAACTGAGCTCCATTTATTCCAATTCCAACACTCCCCCCGCTCCCGGTTGTCTCCAGCTCCTGCGGGTACTCCGGTGAGGGAGATGGTGCGGCTCCGGTGTATGGCTCCCAGGGGAGGGCGGTGTCTCCGGCGTTTAGCATGGGCTTCACACTAAAATTCACTGTGGTCCCTGCGTAGACATAAAAAGCTGCTGTCATAGTACTCTCATCCGCGACACTGAAGGCCGCTGTTTTCCCTGTGTCATAGATATTTTTCCCGCCATGCAGCACGAGCTGGTACTTTGTGTTGTTCCCTCCTGTGGGGCATCCCGAAAGCGTATATGTGCCAGGCTGCAGCGTGACATTGCCCAGATTGATGTTGGCGTTTGCTGTGGCTGTCCCTTTTATTGCGATTATGCCGTTCCCTTCAACTGTAAAGGTTATGCCGTTCTGCGTCTTGGACGATGCGGTAATACGGAGCAGCTGCGCCCCGGTCGTCTTCACCTGCCCCGTCTTACCGTACAACTCTAAATCCAGCAAAGGCCACTCCGCCGAATCCTTGCACGTCACGAACTCCCCGGCTGCCTCTCCCGTCACCGCAACCTTACCGATATCCGCGTAAGCCGGTGCCGTCTCCCGGATGTATGTCTCTGTGTCCACGGTGTACTCCAGGGAGATAACAGGCTGTAGCGGGTCATCTGTCCAGATGTGGGTGGTACCGGCATAACTGCACAGGGCGTTCATGGCGGCCTGCTCCTGGGGAGTTAGGGGCACCCATTCCTTGTCTATTGTTTCATATTGGTAGTACAATGGCTTTCCTTCTGCGTTTTTCTGGGCAAGCCACGCTTTCATCTCATCAGCATTTGCAATCCCAAAAAGAGTGTCTGTCTGTATAATCTGCATGTTCCCGCCCGGAGCGTTAGCACTGCCTATATAGTCTGAGGTACAATAATTGCAAAATACTTTTGTCCTATCTACGACTCTTTTTTTAAGTTCATCAAAAACGAGTATTGGAAAATAATTATTATTTATCCCTCGTGTCCCATCTTCCACAACCGTAGCACCCCCGTACGCCCATCCCCACACGCCATCCCTGCATGTAAGCTTGTCCCACTGTGTAAGCGGACGGTCTGAGGTTACGGTGGCTGTGCGGCCTTTGTAGGGCTCCCAGGGGAGGGCGGTGTCTCCGGCGTTGAGCATAAGTTTATTCAGGTTATCGTCAGCTACTGTGATGCGAATATATTTCGCGTTAACTGGAACAGCAATAGCCTTAACGTAAACAGCAAAACCTGATATAAAAGTTTTATTTGCATCATAAAAAGCTCCCCATTGCTTTGATGTCATGGTTGATGTTATTTTAATATACTCGTATCCCGCAACAGATATATAATCACTTGCATTACTACCATTGCCGGCTAAAAGCGCCCCGGTTACATCGCTTATATATGCCTGTTTTGTTACTGTTGCCGGATCAAACAACTGTACCCCGGTTGCAGTCACATTCACCTCATATTTCCCGGTCTCCGCATTCAGCACTCCTACATTTCTCAGTGGCACTTCTGCATCCGGCGCTGGCACCCCATCCTGCACCGTCATCCCCTGTACATCCAGCTTCCGGTATCCCTTGCCTTCTGCCGCGTCGTCCAAAGTAATCCAGCTTCCCGCCGCCTCCCGGATGACAGCGCTTGCCGTGGTACGTTGGAGCTGTGCGGTGTTATCCCGGTTGGTATGTATCTGAGTGCGGTCTGAGGATATTTCTGCCGCGGCTGCCTGGACGTTTTTTACCTGGGTGGTGCCCTCGGCCTGGATGCGGGTGACCTGGGTGTCTCCGACGGTATTTACTCTTGTGGTCTGGGTGTTCCCTGCCGTATTTACGCGCTGTGTCTGTGATTGACCAAGATTTCCGATATCCGCTAACGCCTGCTGAACCGTCAAGTCAAAATCACTTACCATCTTCCTCATTTCGGCAATATCTTCATCCGTTGCTATCAGTTTGATTTTATTTGGGCCATGACAGTACCGCATCAAACCTGTATCCGTTGAGATTGCCAGCTCACCAGTGTGCATTCTTTCCGGTATGAAGTCTTTTTCAAGACCGATTCTCATTGTGATTGCCATTCTACTGTGCCTCCTTCCATTCTTCAAATGTCCCGCCTGTTATATCAAATTCTATTTCATAAATGGGCTTATCTCCGGATAATAAACGGACTATATTACCGGAAATCACCACACCATCGGCCTTACTATCAAGCTTTTGGATTACCTGTTCATATACTCCTGGAGTTGGCACCTGCATTTCATTACCATCACCATATCCGGATATGTTAATTTCCATAGGTGCCTCATTTGCGGTCACCAATGCCCCACAGAACACTGACACGTAACCAATGCCTTTTCCATTTAAAAACTCCCAAGGCACATAACATTCATCATTATCAAGGATTATCGGTGTTTTTGTGGTGCCGCGCCTGAATATCGCGGTTTTTATCCCCTGCCATTCGTCTGTAACGAAAGTAAAGCGCGCCCGGAGATAATCATGACTGTTTGCTACAACCGTAAATTTATCCGTTCTGCTTATCTTCTGGTTTTCCACTCGGAATGTTATTACTGGTTCCATCTTTCACCACCTCATTTCCCAATAATCCATTTGCTTCCATATATTTAATTGCATAGTCCTTGTTACTGTTTTTCAGCAGCTTATTTTCAACACTGTCTAATATATAAGGCAGTAATTCCATCGGAACATTATTATTTTTCATAAGAGCAACAGCGTGGTTAAGGATTTCATTTTGGATGACATCCATCATCATTCCTATAGGCACGACTACCGGCGTCTTTTTCGGTTCTTTCTCTCCCATCAAATATTCTCCTCTATGATTATTTCTTCTGGTTCTACATCTTCAAGTGTTGGTGGTTTTGCCTTTTCTACAGCTTCCATTTTCTCTTCTTCTGTAAAAATGTATAAAGGCCGGGGTTCTTCCTCTAGGCTTATATAATTGACTGGTATAACCAAGGAGTAAAGTTCCTGTATAGCTTTCGCCAAATATGGAATAAGCCCGATATAGTTTACTCCAAGCAATCCTTGTTCATCCTCACGGACCAGCCCCGGCAAAACCTGCTGAAGCTGTTGAGCTATGATTCCAGCATCTACGTGTCTGCCATCAGTCAGCCAATCGAAAGATTTAATCTCAATGCTGTTAATTGCATTGAGTGCGCTTACCACATCTGTGATATTATCTTTCAGCCTCGCATCAGATTGGTTGTAAATGCTATGGCTGTTCATGTCCAAATTGGTATAGCAGTCAATTTCTGAAGCCCTTGCACGAAAATATGACGTATTACTGTTGGACGGCACCACTGAAAATTCATCCGTTTTGAAACCTGACGCGTCGGTCCAAGACTTTAGGATCCCTCCAGTATTTAATAAAACATCATTTCCTTTTGTATCAAGATCTGCTCCTAGATACAAATTACCTGCTGTATAACCAGAATAATTTTTATGCATATACATAAATTTAATGGCGTAAGAGGTATCAGTGCTTTTGTTTTTGGCTGCCCACCCCACATATGACCCTTCTGCCTCTAAGTCAAACACAAGGCCGGAGTATTGGTCCCCATTTATAAACCTGTTCGCACCTATATTTCCGATTTCTATGTCCTGAAATGACACCCGCATCTTTCCGCCTTTAACACTGGCTGTAGATGTGTCGGTTTTTGTAGTAAAGGACCCTTTTTCAATTACAATCCCATCACTCCCCCAGTGTCCTATTTCCTTGTCCGATTCATCTCTTACTTGTAAGAGCCCGTTAGTGTCATTCAGCCCGCCAAGGACCAGTGTTCCGCCTTTTGCATAGGTCATGTTTATATAAATCTTGCCATCGTTCAGGTATACTCCTTGATTCTCGCCATTATTTGTCAGAGTATCAAAGATTATCTCCTGTGTAAGATTAGATACATCAACCACTATAGACACTGTTTGCTGGTCCATTTCAGTCTGTGTACCGCCGGCAGCATATAAAACACACTTCACTGAAGTGGCGGTCTCTGTAGGCACATATTCCTTGCTGATTTCGTCTACTGCAGATGTATATTTGGCTTCCCAAATATCGCCATCTACACTTTCAGAAATTATGAATCTACCATAATACGGGGTTCTCTCTGAGCTATCTCCATCACGGTAATATGCGCTGAAAGTAACGGATGTAGGCGATATGCGTCCGTTCTGGCCTCTTTTAATAATTACAGTAGATGCGTCAATAAAATATGTTCTCCCGGCAACTCCCGGATTGCCTTTATCTCCTTTAATGAGGGACCACGTATAATCGGAAGGATTAGTGCTCTCTGATGCAGTGGCTTTGTTATATGCAAGCCCGATATAGGGCTTTCCGTCTGGGCTATCGCTCATATTTTTGCCGCTGCTATCATCTGCATACTTTATCCATGTGTAATAAGTCTTGCCATCTGTACCCTTAGGTCCAGCCACACCAGTATCACCTTTTTCTCCTTTTACTAGTGACCATGTGTAATCCGCATAATTATTACTCTCTGTGGCGGTTTCTTTGTTATATGCCAGGCCAATATAGGCTTTTCCAGTAGGTACATCACTCATGCCGCTGGTCGGAGTATCTGCATATTTTAGCCAGGTGTAATACTGCTTTCCGTCTGCTCCTTTAGGTCCTTGTACTCCTTGCGCCCCCTGGACTTTTGTCCAAGTGTAATCAGAAAACACTGTGCTGTCTGCCTGAACAAAATCCACATACTGTCCTATCCATTTCCCGGGAGTTTCACCAGCATTTCCAGTAAATGTACTTCCATCATCCGAATACTTGATGTGGAGATAGGAAGTCTTTCCGTCTATACCATTTTTACCAGGGATACCGTTCGTCCCGTCTTTTCCATCGACACCTTCTATTTTCACCCAACTATAAACCAGCGGATCTCTGGAATCTGTTTCGGAAAAATCTACATAAGTTCCGATATAGGCATCCGGTTCCTTTGTCATTTGGGATGTTGTCGGATTACCAACCGGGGAATACATTACATGGAAATAACTTGTTCTTCCGTCTGTACCGTCCCCGCCATCTTTCCCGGGGATTCCCTGCGGCCCCTGCTCTCCTTGTCTTCCTTGTTTATTT